AGTGCATACAACTAACTACAAACTCTGCTTCAGAAGGAGCATTTTTAAAGTCTATAGCTCCTGTTTCATAATTAATAGTTCCTTCAGCTGCCCCAAACAAGTTTCCATTGCCATCATCGTAAACAAAAGAACCTTCATTAGGTATTTCTGCATAAGTAACCTCATCGTATGTAACGTCATCAGGTAATCTTGCTGCAACAGCCGCCTTAATAGTAGCTGGTATTCTTCCAATAATATTAGAAGTATCAAACAACTCATCTGTTCCAGCAGTTCCATCAGTATTTGTTGTTATAGATATTGCCGATGTGGATAAGTGTTGATTTGAGGTAACCCTAATATCTCCATCTACTATCGATACCGTTGCTCCTTTTTGGAATCCATTTTTTGAAGGATTATAGTATAAAGCATCTATTGCTGATTGAAGTTTAGCTATCACTCCATTTTTGCCCCCAAAATTTAAATTACTAGAATCTGTAGTAAATGTAATTTTATCAGTAGTAGCTCCATCAATACTTATAGATAAATAGTATGTAGTGCTGGCAGAGAGACCTGAATTTGTACTGCTAGTTATTCCGCTAAGACCAAATTCTTGATAACCTGCTTCATAAAACTTGATAGCGACAGAACCGGGAGTAATTCCTTGTACTGCTGTCTCAGATCTACCTAATCCAAAAAAGTTAAATGCTTTAAATTTTCCATCAACTGTAGTTGTTCTCTTTGTTAAATCATTTGTATAAGCATTAAAGAATGGCAATCTTACAGCTGCATCATCAGAGTGAGTATCTACTGCACTTGTTCCATACATACCTCTTTCAACTACAAGAGTATTGCTGTTAAGTGCAGCTTTTGCACCTATGCTAGTAACTTTCATAACTTCATTATTAACTCTGATTAAATCACCAACTCTAAATAAATTTGCAGTACAGTTTGCTGCCGAAGTATAAGGCTCTAAATAAACTACAGTATTAGTGTCGCTTCCCACAACTCCTGCTGCAGTCGCACTATCAATATCTGCTCCACTATCAACATACTCATTAGAGTTAGGAGCTGAATTGCTTACCACAGTCCCATCTACTATAACAGTATCGGCATCAGTCTGTATAAGCCCTCTTACAGGAGGATAATATGTCTCTCCCGGCATAAGCATTGTATGTAAATATTCTGTAACTCCATCTGTTGTATCGTCTGTATATGTCTCATATCCAGCCATAAGCATTAATGGAACTTTTCCATCATTCATAATCTCTACCCTAGAAGGCATACTTTCTGTTGTAGATGAGCTAGAGCTTGCAGACACAGCAAATATCTGGTCTGACTGCGTGGCACTATAGCTAACTGATTTCGTTTTCTCTAAAACTGGTTTTTCCCTAGATGATTTTCCCGTAGAAGGAATAGGGGCTGATGTTTGACCTTTATATGGCATAATTCTTCTCCTTTATCTTAAATGATACCTTACTAATCCGTTGACAGAATAATCACTATTAGTTCCGTCTGATTCTATTGTTAATACTAAATAATTACCCGCATCTACATTTGCAGATTGTATATCTAAAGCTATTCTATAAAATTGTTCTCTGCCTGCTGTGGATACATCTGAGCAGTCAGCTACTACTGTTGTGCTGCTCCAGCTATTAACCGTAGTTGTGTCCGATGTGGCTAAACTGCATAAATGAAAGTTTATAGTATCCCAATTGGCAGCATCGCCCGTAGCTAATATCTGTACAGAGTCTACAGTTATGTTTGTATCTACATAATGAATACATTGAAGTATATCGTCTCCATTATTTGAGAAAGCTGGTGCAGAAGGGTCTGTAGAAGTTCCAAGAGTCCAAGCCCCCGCAGGCATTCCTCCTACACCTGCTGGACTATGACCAGCTAATGGAATAGCTAAGTGAGTTCCAGTTGAAACATTTAAATCTATACACTTGAATGATAAATATTGAGTATTGGCATAAGATTGGGTTTCGTTGACTTTTACTTTTTTGTTTGAAGTATCTACTATCAATAAGTCGTCTCCAGAAGAATTTTCTACTTTTAGAGTATCATTCCTATCTGTTGTAGGTATAACGTATGCACGGTCTTTAGAGACTTGCAATGAAGTTGTCGCTCCTTTACCATCTTTTATTTGCATTACTGTACCATCAACTGGTAATCCGCTACCGTTATTATCAACGTTTAATAAATCTTTATAAGTTCCCGATATTGTTTTATCTGTTAATGCCATTTATTCCTCCTATAATCCTGAACTACTATCTAATGTAAATTCTGCTGTAAAAATTGTATCATTTGCATCGTTAGTAGGGTCAAATGAAATAGCCAACACATCTCCTGCACTAAAAGTGTTACTAGTTGAAAATGCAAATTTATAAGGCGTATCATCTGTTGTCATATCTACTGTAACTGTAACTGCTGCTGTTGTATTTGGAAACTCTGTACCTGTAGACGATTTGTGCAAACCAACTACAGTAGAGCCGCAGGCTTCTTCACTCCTAAATATAACTTGAGTTAAAGAACCATCGAAAGGTGCAAGAAATGAAACATATTCAGTTGTTCCAGTATATGAAAGCTCTGCAAGACTCCCATTCAGAGGAACATAAACTTTAGTTCCTGCTGAAGAGCTATAGTTAAAACCACCATTTATTAGATACCTAAAAGTTGAGCCACCACCTGCATTATCGTCTACATACTTTTTTGTAGCTATCTCATAATCAGATCCCGGTGTGTAATTACCGCCATTATCTTTGCAGTAAATATTTCCACTAGCTGCATCTAGAGTAATATCCCCATCTGTGTCAAGTGTAAGATGCCCAACAGAGCTTATTGTTAAAGAACCATCAGAAACATCATCTTTAATTGACTTTGTTTTTATCCTGCCATCTTCATTTATAAAAAGGTTAGTAGGACTATCTTCAATATAGATTTGCTGATAGTCCTTACTTAACGCACCTTTTATTTTTAACTCTTTACTCATTTCTTTTTTTCTAGCTTTTTAATCCTTTTTTCTAGCTCTTCAACTTTCTCATCTAATTCATTAGGCTCTTCTACATACTTTAGAACTTTGAATAGCTTAAAGTTTTCGGCTAGCAAATTAACAACTTTATTTATTAGTATCTTTTTTATCATTTGTTATCTGACTTCAATCCTTTAATCAAACCTCTTAATGCACCGCCTACTAAGTTATCTATTAAGTCAATAAAATAAGGCTCTATAGTCTTATTCCACATCTTAGAAGTAAACTTCCACTTAGTTAATCCTGCTGTCATTAATACACCTAATTTCTCAAATGTACCTTCTACTAATGCACATATCTTATCATTAGGTATCTTTTTTAAAACCCATAATACTGCACTTCCTCCACCTAGACCTAAACTCATTGTTAACCAATCCATTGTCATTCTCCTTTTTGTAATCTTTTTACTTGACTTCTAAGGCTTCTTACCTCATTCTCAAGTTTTCTTATTTTTAAACCGAAGCTATTTAACTTAACATCTAGCTCTCCTCTAAGTAAGGTTAATAGCTTTCTGTCTTGTACTTTACTTCTTATCACTTTTCTTCCCACTTGCTTAAATCAAGCATTTGTAGTGGTCTTTCTATAACGTGATCTTTTAGCTTATCGTTCTGAATCTGCAATTTAGTTCCACCTTTAACATAAGGCTTGCCTTCAGCAGTTCCTATATCGTAAGCAAAAAATGTTGTCTTCCAAATTCCAACTCTTATAACTCTTGCAGGGCGACCATCTAAAATAACAACATCGTCAGTCTTAATATCTTTTCCCAGAAAAACTTTTAAGCCTTCTGTAATGCCCTCAAGAGTCGATTTAAATAGAAGAAAAGCTACACCTGTAACAAGCAGCCATACCCAATTACCTAAAAACCCTTCTGCTGTTTTTTGTAATTCTTCTTCATTCATTATACAACTTATAAATTTTTACACATATATACACAAAAGTAGCTAACCCAACTAATATTCTAACTGCTACGGGTAGCCACTCTAACCAAGTTACCGTCACTCCTCCAATCCCTGCAAGAAGCGTTCTAACGCTATCTATCATAAATGCTCTCCGAAAATTTTGGAAGCGTAGTGCAACTCATCTTTTCAGTCATAGAGTATGGAGAGTCACAAAAAGAGGATGTACTATACGACCACCTTGAATATTGTTTCACGTTTATTCGTTTTTTTAGCTGATTTTGCATTATACGCCTCCAAAGTTTTATCAATATCATAACCATTACAATCTACATTCTGCAAGTCTATCTTAATACCATCTCGATTACCATTCTCATAAAAAACATAAGCATTCTGACTTGCTCTTCCACCGAGATTCAAAGCCTTTTCAGAGTAATCATTAGCTCCTACCATACTTGAGCTTCTTCCAAATGTATCTCCTACTCTAGCCGAATGAACGTGTCCAAATATAACATAATCTATTCTTGTACCTTTCATAGAATATCTGCCGATTAATTGGTTAACAGATTTCTCTACTCCTGCACTTATTGCTCCGTGTCCGTGTAGCATTAATAAGTTTTGACCTGCTACGTTAATAACTATCTCAGATGGATCGCCATCTATAAAATGAACATCAGAGTTCCTAAACAAATACCTTAAA